TGTACAAGATATTTGTACCGGCTTACGAAGCCCTGGAAGGTTTCTTTGATAAGTACGGTAACCCAATCATTGAAAATCCAGAGAAGCCAGTGGAGACTATTGAAGGTGACTTTGTGAAAATTGGGGCAAAGACGTTCTTAAAGAATGAGCGTGATGCACTTCGCCAGGATGTATATGAACTGAACGAGGTGATTAGGCAGTTCCCGTTTACTGAAGACGAAGCTTTCCGTGATTCTACAAAAACATCTACGTTTAACATCGGTAAGATTTACGAGCAAATAGAACACAACCAGGACTTGTATCCTAACCCAGTGATCCGTGGTAATTTTATGTGGAAAGATGGGAAGATGGATACAGAGGTGCTGTTTCATCCAGACTCTACCGGAAGATGGTATGTCTCCTGGATGCCGAAACCTCAAGATCGCAACTCACAAAAAGAAGTGTACGGAAAGAGAACACCAGCCAATACGCACATCGGTGTAGGAGGGGTGGATAGCTATGATCTGGATGCTACAGTTGACGGTCGTGGATCTAAAGGAGCTTGTCATTTGTACAACAAGTTTAACATGGCTGCGCCATCTAACTTATTTGTAGCGGAATACGCCAGCCGTCCACCAATGGCTAAAATATTCTACGAGGATGTTTTGATGGCTTCAGTATTCTATGGATACCAGCTTTTGATTGAAAATAACAAATACGGTATTGCTAGGTACTTTGAATCCAGGGGCTACGATAACTATTTGATGGATAGACCAGAACACCTTAAAACATCAAGTGTTGCTTCAAAGACAAAGGGTATACCTTCTAATAGTCAAGATGTTATACAGTCTCATGCCCAAGCTATTGAGTCTTACATACATACTCATGTAGGTGTAAATGAGCAAACCGGAGAAATGGGTAAAATGTATCTAAACAGAACCTTGGAAGACTGGATCGGATTCCGTGTAGATAACAGAACAAAGTATGACCTTACGATTAGTTCGGGGTTAGCTCTTTTAGCTGCACAAAAGTTTAAAGAGGAGAAGCCCAAAACGAATTTTAACGAAAAGAAGTTCTTTAGAACCTACAGACCTATAGAACGTTAAATACTTCCCTTGCTTAATTCACTATATTTGCATAATAGAATATATTGTCGGATATGCAAGGAAATGTAAATAACGAAGGGAAGTACGGTAACTTTCCAGATCCGCTGGCAGACTTTGTAACCAAATCGTCAAAAGAATACGCATTGAAATATGCCATGGCCATTGAGAAACAATGGGGTTCTGCTGATGATGAAGGTTCGTTATTCAGAAAGCGATTAAAGCAATTTGAAATAAACAGAGACTACGCCACTGGTACTCAAGATACCACGATCTACAAGAAGATCCTGACCAGCCTCGATCCAAACGGGGGTGACGGAACTCTTCTGAATCTCGACTGGACACCAGTTCCTATCGTGCCGAAGTTCGTTAAGATTGTAGTCAATAAGATTCTTTCAAAAAAGCCGTATCCGAAAGTTGAAGCTATTGATCCAAACTCCGTAATGGAAAAACAAAAGGAGAGAGATCGCATTCAACGTAGAATCGAAAACAAAGCAATTCACCAGCTTGCACAAGGTTTAGGTTTAAAAGCTGAATTTGATATTAACAGCTTACCAGAAACTACTGACGAAGCCGAAATATACATCAACAACAACCTAAAGACAGTTACGGAGATGGCAGCGCAAATGTCTGCCGCTCTTACTCTTGACTGGAACAACTACGATGAGAAGATTCACCGTAGAGCTGTTGAGGATTTAGTGACGAATGGTATTGCTGTAGTAAAACGTGATAACGATCCTAACTACGGGATTAGTGAAGAATATGTTGATCCAGCGTACTTCATTCATAGTTATACGGAAGATCCTGGGATGAACGACCTGGTGTATGCCGGTCACATTCGTAGAATGACTATCCAGGAATTGAAAAGAAAAGCTGGACATCAATTTACCGACAAGGATTATGAAGAGATGGCTCGCATGGTTGCACATAAATACGGCAACAATCCAACAAAACTATCCAATAGCTACTACGACAAAAACCTACAGCGCAATGCTTTTGGGTATGATGAGTTTATAATTGAGATACTTGATTTTGAATACCTATCCGTTGATGACCTGGTATTTGAACAAAAGAACAGCCGGTACGGAAACGTAGGTTTCTACCACAAAGGGTTTGGGTTTACTCCAACTGGATCTGTATACGACCGTAAGCCGGTGAATATGACTACTGCTACTTTATACGGTGGCAAGTACATTATTGGTACAAAGCACGTCTTTGATTACGGAATGAAAAAGAACTTGCCTCGCAACGTTCATGACTTAACCCGAACTCGTATGAGCTACTCTGTTGTAGCTACCAACATACGCAAGATGATGCCAAAGTCTATGGTAAACTCCGTTATTGGGTTTGCTGATCAAATACAACTTACACACCTTAAAATCCAACAAGCTATCGCCAAGGCGAAGCCGGATGGTTTGATCGTAGATATTGAGGGACTTGAAAACGTGCAGTTAGGGCGTGGAGGCGAATTGCAACCTTTGGATATCCAGGATATCTACGAACAAACTGGTGTATTCTACTACCGCAGTAAGAACCCAGAAGGTGGATTCCAAAATCCTCCAGTACGTCCATTGGACAACAGCATTAGAAACATCAACGAGTTGATTGGTTTATATAACCACTACTTACGCCTGATCCGTGATGCTACTGGTATCAATGAGGTTATGGACGGATCTACGCCTAAAGGTGAAGCTTTAGTTGGTGTTCGTGAGCAACAAATGCAAGCTGGTAACAACGCTATTTATGACATCACTAATGCTGCGATGGTATTGTACCGTAAGGTTGTAGAGGACATCGTTAAGTGTATCCAGGTTCTACCTAAAGAAAGCGTACTGTTTGGTGTATATCAAATGGCTGTAGGAGAAAAGAACATGAAGCTCCTGAACAGCTTCCAGGATCTACCAATGTATAATTTCGGTATCCGTGTGGTGTCTGAAATGAATGACGTTGAAAAAGCTTACCTGGAGCAAAACATACAAATTGCGTTAAGCCAAAAGGAAATAGACCTGGAGGATGCTATTGCTATACGCCAACTTAAGGATGTGGATCAGGCAGAGCAGCTGTTAATCATTAGACGTAAGAAGCGTATTAAGCAGCAGCAGCAAATGGCGCAACAAAATATGATGGCGCAGTCCCAGGCAAATGCCCAAGCTGCTCAAGCATCTGCCCAGGCAGAGATGCAAAAAGAGCAAATGAAAGCACAGCTTGAGATGCAAAAAATGCAATTGGAATCCCAGGCAAAAGCACAGTTATTGCAGTTGGAGTACCAAATGAAAATGGAGCTTGAGAAAGTTAAGGGTCAGTTTAATATGTATAAAGCTGATGCGGAGAAACAAGACAAATCAGCTCTTGATGTAATGAAAGAAGATCGCAAAGATGAGCGTGTTAAGAAGCAAGCTGTAGAGCAGTCAAAGCTGATTAGCCAACGTCAAGGCGAGCGTGGGGAACTCCAGGAAGCAGATGATGATCCATTAGAGGGCCTCTTTTAAATGACTAAATTTGCAATATGGCAACACAAATAAATTTAGACAACTCAACCAGGGTAGATATTACTTGTCGCAAGGGGGATACGTTCAGTTTAGAATTAACCTTTACAAACGATGCTGGTGCTGCAATTGACTTGACGTCTTACACCTGGAAGATGGATGTAAAAGAAACAGATACGTCTGCCGGAGATATTATTCCTGATGACAGCTTTACATACACTGGCAACGCTGATGGTGAGCTTACTATAACAGCAAGCGCAGTAACAATGGCTGCCGTATCTGGAGGTATTTATGTTTATGATCTTCAGTCTACAAACAGTGGTGTTGTTAAAACCTGGGTTTACGGAGTATTCAAGATTAACGAAGACATAAGTGAGTAATATAAATGTTAGTTCTGGGGACAGTATTTCTATTAGTAGTGTATCTACATCTACCAATGCTGTCACCGTTAAAGACTCTTCAGTAAACGTAAGTGTTACTGGTGTTATCGCTTCGACAATTGGTGATAAAAACTATGTGCATGATCAATCAAGCGCAAGTGCTACCTGGAACATTACTCACAACTTAAATAAAAGACCAGCTGTATCTGTTGTTGATTCGGCTGGAACTCAAGTAATATGCGATGTTCAGTATTTATCTGATAATGAGGTAACACTCACTTTTGACGATTCTACCGCTGGAAAAGCGTATTTGAATTAGTATTAAATTTGTAACAAAGAAACAAACAGATCATGGCATTAAGAATAGTATCGGGACTGTCCGCAACCAGCATAACCCTAACGTCATTTCTTGACCTTGCGAAGAACGAACTCCGCAATGCTCAAATTCAGAATTTATCAACTACGCAAATCGCAGCGATCAGCTCACCAGTACAAGGGCAATTCGTATACGATAGCACTTTAGACAAGCTAAAGGTTTATGATGGTGAAGCCTGGACTTTAGTTGGTGCTGCTGCTGATGAAACCACTATCACGCTTTCAGGTAACACGCTTACTATTAAAGATGGTGGTGTTAGCGCAGCTAAACTTGCAACAAGTGCAGTTACTTCAGCAAAGATTGCTACTGGAGCTGTAACCAATACAAAGCTTGGTGCTGATGCCGTAACCGGAGCAAAGATTGCAGACAATGCCATTAACAGCGAACACTATACCGATGGTAGTATTGATACCGTACACCTTGCAGACGATGCAGTTACTGGTGCTAAAATAGCTGCACTTACGGTTGCTACCGGCAATATTGCAAACCTTGGAGTTACCTCTGGTAAATTAGCTGATGGTGCTGTAGGTACTGCAAAAATTGCTGCTGATGCGGTAACAAGTGCTAAAATTGCAGACGGTCAAGTTGATACAGAACACCTTGCTACTGATGCGGTAACTGCTGCAAAGATTGCAGACAACTCTGTTGACATCGCACGATTGAACGTTACAGACGGATCTAACGGTCAGTTCTTGAGAACCAATGGTTCTGGAACTTTATCATTCGCAACACCAATAGATGACAGTGTATCAGGAACAAACTTAACAGCTACACTTGCAGCATTAGATACTACACACGCTGAAAACGTACACGGCTCTGGCTCAACTGCTATAGTTGTTGGTAGTAGCACAAACACACCAGACATTCAAGTAACTGGTGATTTGATTGTTGATGGTGACCTTACTGTTGGCGGTACAACCACAACGATTAATTCAACTACTGTAACTATAGATGATCCAATCTTCACTCTTGGTGGAGATACTGCTCCAACATCTGATGACAACAAAGACCGTGGTATTGAATTCCGTTATCACACTGGTACGGAAGCACAATTAGGTTTCTTTGGTTACGATGACTCACTTCGTAAGTTTGTATTCCTTACGGATGCAACAAACACTGCGGAAGTATTTGCCGGTACTCATGCAGACGTTAAGATGGGTTCTCTTGATGTAGCCACTATTGATATTACAGCAAACTTTAAGATTGGTGGGGTAGCAGTAACTTCAACTGCTGCTGAATTAAACATCCTTGATGGTGTTACGGCTACTGCTTCGGAGCTTAATATCCTTGACGGAGTTACAGCTACTGCTGCTGAAATCAATAAACTTGATGGATTCACTGGTGCTGTTGCTGACCTCAACTACGCTAAAGATCTCCGTGCTACGGGAGTGACTGCTACAGAGTTTGATAAACTAGACGGTCTTACTTCTACTACCGCAGAACTTAACAAGCTAGATGGCTTCACTGGGGTTGCAGCGGATTTGAATTACGCTAAAGACCTTCGTGCCACTGGCGTAACAACAACT